AGGACTGTTTCTGCTCCAGCAACTGTAGAAGCATTTGCTTCTTTTATTGAAGAGGTAACAGGTCTACCAATGGTTGCAGAGTTAAACTTTAATCCTGCATTTGCTCAACCTTCAGGTATTGCAATGTCCGCTACTTTAGGAACAGTAATTGGAGATAATATTACAATTGCTGAAATAACATCTAAACTTCCTGGATACTGGGGATATAAATCTTCTTGGGGCACATTGGCTTGGGGTAATGGTCAAACTGAATTACTTGCAATGGCTATGTCTGAAAACTTCTCAGGTGTAGACCCTGCACCAGATGCGGAAATTACTGGTCAACAAATGTCAATGAGTTTGGCTATACCAGGTCAAAATAATTTTGATATTACTGGAGATGCAAACACTGGAGCTGGTGATACTACCATGGCTTGGGGTGATGCTACATGGGGTAATTCTAGATGGAATAATGGATCATTTATAGCTGACCCTAATTATGGTCAAACCATGACCATGACATTAGGAGCTGAAACAGTAGATTTAAATACACCAGTAGATGTTACAGGAATTAGTTTAACAGCTGCATTAAATTCAGTAGGCGATGTGCTTACAGAATGTAATGTATTTCCTTCAGGAAATGCCTTGACTTTTAGCTTAGGTACAGCTACAAATGTATTGATTTGGAACGAAGTCAACACTGGCACAGCACCAGTTGATCCTCCAGGATGGCAGGAAGTCGATACAAACGCTGCATAATTATAGTTTGACACTATAATAAATTTTTAATAAATTAAGAAAATCGGAGAATAAAAATATGGCGAATTCGACATCAGCAAGTTTAAAACTTACAGTTCAAGCTACTGGAGAAAACTCAGGAACTTGGGGACAAATTACAAACACAAACTTATTAATTTTAGAACAAGCAATCGGTGGTTATGATGCCGTAGGTATCACCTCAGGTGCAACTTTAACTTTTTCAAACGGCGCTTTATCAAACGGTAAAAACGCAGTATTAAAATTAACAGGAACAATCGGAGGAGCAGTTAACGTAACTATTCCTGATTCGATTGAAAAAACTTTTGTGGTTGATAACGCAACTACTGGTGCTCATACCGTTACATTTAAAACTACTTCAGGAACTGGAGTAACTTGGGCAGCAGCTGACAAAGGCACAAAAATGGTGTACTCAGATGGTACAAACGTAGTTGATACAGCATTTACAGAATTATCATCTGACTTCTCGCCACAACTTTCAGCAGACTTAGACACTAACGCACAAAATATTATTATTGATAATACAAAAGCTATTTTAGATGAAAACTCAAATGAACAAATTAAATTTGTAACAGCTGGATCTGCAGTTAATGAATTTTCAATAGGAAACGCAGCCACTGGAGCTGCTCCAGCAATATCTGTTACCGGTGGAGATGCTAATATAGATTTAAACATTACACCAAAAGGTTATGGAAGAGCAACTTTTAATGGCCAAGGTAAAATTCAAAGTGTTGCAGAAAAAGTTACAACTGAAGCAACAGCTGCTACAGGGACAATTAACTACGATGTTCTTACACAAGCAGTTTGGAACTTTACTTCAGATGCAGGAGCTAACTGGACTCTAAACATTAGAGGAGACGGCTCAACATCTTTAGACTCTATCATGGACACAGGTGAATCAATAACTATAGCTCACATTGTAAAACAAGGTAGCACACCTTATTATAATTCTGCAGTTCAAATTGATGGATCAAGTGTTACTCCAGAATATCAAGGTGGATCTGCGCCAACTTCTGGTAATGCAAGTTCATTAGATGTTTATTCATATACAGTTATTAAAACTGGTTCGGCGACATTTACAGTATTAGCGTCTCAAACACAGTTTGCGTAATAAATTAGGAGGAGAAAGATTATGCCACTACTAGGAAGTTTTGGAGCATCAGCATCAAGAGCATTTGGTCTTACAGCAATTGCAGCAAATAAAATTCCATTTGGTTATTTAATTGTTGCTGGCGGAGGCGCTGGAGGTTCCAACTATGGCGGCGGCGGAGGCGGCGGTGGAATGAGAGAATTTTCTATTCCCCAAGGTCAACAAGACGTCTTAACAGGAACATACACAATTACAGTTGGAGCTGGAGGATCTGGATCAAAAACAGGAACCCCAGCCGCACCGGAATCTGGAAGAGGTAATAGTGGTTCTGATTCTTCTGTATTTACAGGTTCTTCATTTGCAGTTGCTTCAACTGGAGGCGGTGGCGGAGGTAATCAAGGAGCTCCCGATCTAAATGGTGCTGGTCTACCTGGAGGTGCAGGCGGTGGATCTGGTCCGGGAGGATATATAAGTTCTAATCCAAGAGGAAGTGGAAATGCTGGTGGATACTCTCCACCTGAAGGCGCACAAGGAGGTCAATCACCTAGTTCACTAGATGCACCTGCTTATGGAGCAGCTGGTGGCGGAGGCGGAGGAGCTTCTGGAGGCCCAGGAAACCATGCTAATGCTGGAGGCCCAGGAGGCGGCGGAACTTCAACTACATTTATTTCACCAAGTTCACAAACATTCTCTGGTGGAGGTGGCGGTGGATTTGGAAACGTACCTAGCGGATCTGGCGGATCAGGAGGGTCTGGCGGAGGAGCCGGTGGAAGAGGAAACGCTGCAGCAAATACTGGAGGCGGCGGCGGAGGCGGCGGCCCAGTTCAAGGCGGAGGAAACGGAACGGGAGGATCTGGTAGAGTTCATTTAAGATGTCCTACTGCTTTAGTGCCTCTTGTTACAGTTAGTCCAGAAGGTTCAATAACTACCTCTCAAGATGGAAGTGCAATAATTACCTTCTTATCTACTGGTACTTTAACCATTGCATAAGGTTTTATTTATCTGTATAATGTAGCAATACATTATGAAAGCTATTAGAGTAAAACAGACTAATTTAATTCTAGAGAGAAATATAGAAAAACCAACTTTTTTGTATGAATGTATTTTAGAAAATATAAATACAAAAAAATTAATTAAAGAAATAGAACACGGTATTACTCTTCCAAATAATATGAACCATAGAACTAATGTTCGTGGAGAAATGACAAATTGGACGCATTTTATTTACGATTTAGATTTAAATGCTGCACTTTCTTTTTGCATAGATCATTTTAATTTAGATACAAAAATGGGTAATTCATATTTAAAAGATGCTTGGGGAAATAAAATGACAAGAAATTGTTTTACTGCCCTGCATGATCATTCTGGCAACAGTATATCAGGTGTATTATTTTTAAATACTTGTAAAGGACATTACTTAGAATTTCCTGAATTAAATTTAAAAACAGAAGTTATAAAAAATAAAATTGTTTTATTTAGAGCACATCTTAGACATAAAACAAAAAGAATAATAAATGATACTGTTAAATATGCCATAGCTTTTAATTTTAGAAATAGGGAAAGTTGGGAATGACAAAAATAGGTTGGTTACCATTTAAAAAAAGTTATTCTGATAAATATCATCTTATTGAATCTTTAGAAAGAATGATAAAAAAACCTGAAAAAATTTTAGATTTTTACAAAGACACAAATAGTATGTTTAAACAGTGTCCTTCTAATTTTAATTTTTTAAAAAATTTTTATGTTATTAAATCTCCTTTTGATGTTGAAATTAAATATTTTAGAGAAGAAAAAAGAATTTGGGTAAGCCAAAAACAAGGCTTCGTAGATCATATGGTTGACCCTAGATTTGGACAATACACAGATACAGATAAAGCTTTATGCTCTGTTTTGGTTTCGTACATGTTTGTTGCAGATGAACCTGTGTGGTTAGAAGTTTATCCTCCTTTCTTACATGGTGAGGTAAAAAATACTAAATTTATTAGCGGAACTTTTGATATTCATAGTTGGCAAAGACCTGTAGATTTTACTTTTGAAATATTAAACGATAAAAAACCAATTAAAATAAAAGAAAATCAACCTTTATATTATGTGAGATTTGTAAGTAAAAAACTTAATGATGACTTTAATTTAAAAAGATTACAGTGGACAGAAGAACTATTTAAAGCACATGCAATTTCTCAACCACAAAATTATTTTGTTAATGTAGCTTGGAAACTAATGAAACTAGGCAATAAATTAAGACCTAAAAAATTTATTAAATGAAAAATTTAAAAGACTATATACTTCACTTAGATAATTGGATTCCTAATAATATCTTAAAAACTTCTTTAAAAGAACTTAAAAAAGATAAAACTTGGGAACAACACAAATATCAAAACTTGCAAGATGCAAGTGATACTTACGTTAAAAATAAAAGTAAAGAACTTAATATTTGTTGGGGAGAAAAATTAACTTATTTAGAAGAGTTAATGAAATTAACTTGGAAAGCAATAGAGAGATATATTATTATTGATAAAATTGGTGGAGATACAATTAATAGTTGGAATGGATTTTCTAAAATTAGATTTAACAGATATAAAAAAAATCAAATAATGTCTAAACACGTTGATCACATTCATGATTTGTTTACTGGAGAAAGAAAAGGGATACCGATACTAAGTATTGTTGCTGTTTTAAATGATGACTATGAAGGTGGAGAGTTTATACTATTTGATGATTATGAAATTAAATTTAAAGCTGGAGATTTAATTATTTTTCCTTCTGCATTTTTATACCCACATTTAGTTAAACCTATTAAGAAAGGAACAAGATATTCTTTTGTGTCTTGGTGTTATTAAATGATTGATTATTTAAAAGGTGTACATAAAGATGCTGGAATAAAATATAAAAATCATAAAGACATTTTAATTACACCTTTATTTACCGAATCTTTTTGTAAAGAACTTTGTAACATAGGAGATGAATTAAAAAATAAATTTAATTATTGGCATCAATCTAGAGCAGCTAAAAGTTCAACACTTTATTTTAATATTATGCGTTCTAGATATTTTGCAGGGGAAAAATTTTTTGAAGATTTCACTATACATTATTCTCAAACTATTTCTAAAATGATAAAAAAAGAATGGCCTTCTACAAAAGTTATAGGTTGGTTTGACCCATTTATTGTTAGGTATGATGGTGGTAAAAAAGATGAATTACATTTACATAATGATGTAAGTCACATAACAATGGTAGTTAAATTAAATAATGATTTTAAAGGTGGTGTGCTTAAACTTCCAAGACAAAAATTTGATAATAAAAAAATACCAATAGGACATGCTTTAATATGGCCAAGTCAAGTAACACATCCTCATACAGTATCTGCCGTTACGTCAGGGGTTAAATATTCTATGACAAGTTGGACCTGGCCAGTATATTGGCAAGAAAATGGAATAGCTTGGCAAGAGGAGATGCATCAATGATTTTAAAACATAAATATTTTTATTTTAAAAAAGCTGTATCAGATAAATTTTGTGATGATGTTATTAAGTATGGTTTAAGACACAAAGTTAAAAAAGCAACTGTAAGAAAAGTAACAAATAAAAAACAAATAAATACAAAAAAATATAGAAATTCTGATGTGGTTTTTTTAGATGAAGCATGGCTTTACAGAGAAATTCAACCTTTTGTGCACCAAGCAAATAAAGAAGCAGAGTGGAATTTTCAATGGGATTGGACAGAACCCGCTCAGTTTACCATATACGGACCCAAACAATTTTATAACTGGCACATAGATACTAGTCTACCATATGACACCCCTAATAATTTAAATACACATAATAAACTTAGAAAAATATCTATGACTATAAATTTATCTGACCCCAAAGATTATAAAGGAGGACATTTTGAATTTGATTTTAGAGATCATCAAGATGTAAAAAAATGTAAACCTCATCGAGTAAAAGAAATAGGAGGTAAAGGAAGTTTAATAGTTTTTCCTTCAGATACTTGGCATAGAGTTACACCCATTACACGAGGCACTAGATATTCTTTAGTCGTGTGGAATTTAGGATATAGTTTTAAATAAAAATGAAAGATATTTTTGTATATGATCATTTTTTAGATTGGGAAAGTTTTAATAAAATAAATGTTACCATGAACAGTGGTCATTTTCCTTGGTACTTTAGTTGTGTAACTGAAAACAATAAAAAAGATGAATTTCAATTTTCACATTTATTTTATCAAACAGGAGGAGTAAACTCTGATTTTTGTGATATGTTAAATCCTTTAGTAAAAAAATTAAACATTACTGCAATAGCTAGAATAAAAGCTAATCTTTTATTACAAACTAAAAATATTAAAACATTTGATTACCATACTGATTTTGACTGGACTCATAAATGGTGGACAGCTATTTATTATGTTAATACTAATAACGGTAAAACTATTTTTAAAAATGGTAGAGAAATATTAAGTCGAGAAAATAGAGTAGTTATTTTTGACGGACGTTATGAACATACAGGAACCACTTGCACAGATGAAAAAAATAGGTTAGTAGTTAATTTAAATTATTACAATAAAGATATAAAATGAGTTTTAAAAAGGATAAATATAAAGTTTTAAAAAAAGTTTTAGATGAAAATTTTTGTACATTTTTATTTAATTATTTTTTAAACAGAAGATATTTAACTCATGTTTTAATACACCATAGATACATTAATCCAGAAGAAAAATTATTTGGTTCTTTTGGTGATACTCAAGTTCCTAAAACGTTTTGTATATATTCTGATACTGTATTTGAAACTTTATTACAGCACATTAAACCCATTATGGAAAAAGAAACAGGTTTAAAACTACACCCTAATTATTCTTATGGACGAATATATAAGAAAGGTGATGTTTTAAAAAGACATAAGGATAGAATGGCCTGTGATATATCTACAACTTTAAATTTAGGAGGTCAAAATTGGCCTATCTATTTAGATCCTACAGGAAAAGAAGGCAAAAAAGGAGTTAAAATAGATTTGAATCCAGGAGATATGTTGATATACAAAGGATGTGATTTAGAACACTGGAGAAAACCTTTTAAGGGAGCCGACTGTGCACAAGTATTTTTACACTATAACAAAAAAACTAAGAATGCTGTTATATTTGATGACCGACCCATGCTTGGTCTACCGGCGTTTTTTAAAGGTAATT